CCCTGCGAAGAGTATCCTTATATTCTTTTAAGCCAGTAGGCCCGTATTGGAACTGAATGATCGTTTCAATTTCCTTACGCATAGCCTGCATACGCTTTTGTGCAGAGAAAGCATCTATCGCAGCCTGCTCGGCAGAGCCAGTCAATGATGCAAAGATGCTGGGATTCTTGGCCTTCTCAGCGGCGTAATTCACGTCACTCACTGCACCAGCAAACTTGCTCAATGCGCCTGACGCATCTCGGCCAGCAGCCAGCAGGGTCTTGGCGCTAGATACAGCAGAGGCTGCAATTGAAAGGGCTGAGATAGGATCAATCATGTTTCCATGTACCTCACAGGGCAGTAAGCGTCTGGGTGGACAACGTATCGTCTATCGTGCCATTGACCGTTCTTGCCGCTCGGTGCGCCACAGTCGTAGTAGCAAATTTTATAGAACTTCGTGCCGTAGTTGTTTACGAAAGTGTGTCCGTACCCAACAAATACAAGAACACACCACATAATATATCTCCGTCAACTCACAGTGTTAGCGACCCTCCCAAGTCTATTAGAAACCAAATCCCCCTGAACCACCTGACCCACCCATGTTACCAAATCGTCTAGCTAATACAGACCCAAGGCCAGATGCAAAAACTGGACTGTTACCACCTTGAGACTGATAGCCCGGTTGAGGCATTGGTGGTTGAGTAGATGCGCCGCCCCCTAGACCTTTTAGTCTCTGATACTCCCCCATCAGGTTCATGCTTGGGTTGGCTTGCTGAAACTCCATCAATTGTTCCATTGAACTAAATTGACCGCCGCCCGGTTGAGGCATAGTTTGTGGACCGCCCTTGCCTGATGTCATTGCGTTCATACCTTGCTGGTATTCGTTCTGTGCCATCTGCTGTTGTGCAGCCTGATCTGCCATAGCCTGAGACATATCATTAATACGATTACGCTCTGCTACGCTCATCATCTCCATCGGACGAGGGGCAAGGCGCTGCGAACCACCAAGCACATCATAGTTCTGTGCAGCATATTGGAACGCTGGACTCATGTTGGGATTTTGCGGTGGAGGGCCACCTACAATAGGCATACCAAAGTCGTCAGGCATACCAAAGTCGTCACGATTCCCGCCTTGTCGGTAATTTACATCGTCACGAGCCGCAGCCATGTAGTAAGGAACCTGACCCGCACCCTGCTGAGACTCGAACATACCCAATGCAGCTTGGCGCATCTCTGGAGTGATCTCTGTCGGAGCGGGTTTCTTCTGACTTTCCATGTACTCATTGTAACGACGAAGGTTCTCAGCATACATATCAGCATCTGCTGTGGCACCACCTAGTGAAGCTATCCCGGCCTGCATGGCTGAAGCACCGGAGTCATCATTATCCGTTGGGTGGGAATATGAGGTAACTTTATTTTCTACTGATGGACCAGTAACACTGGCCTTTAACTTCTCAAGAAAGGTCTTTTCTTTTGGCTTTGCTGCTGCTGTCCTTGCTTTTGGTTTTATTGATTTTGTTGGTGCTGATAGACTTACGCCGTAATCTGGTTCTGGCATCACATAACTCCTCCGTCTGCAGATTGTGGCATTGTAACTGTGATAGCCGTGTGCCGTTTGGTTGTATCAGTCCATGTCTCACCACAGTCTGGGCAGTTGCCATCAGGGTATGACGCTACTTCTTCTGGTGTGTCCACCAAGTTATCGCAGTTGTGGCACTGTATAGTATCTACAGAGGTAGCAGGCTTCCAGCGACCACCATCTGGCATTGTAATGATTGTTCCGTCAGACATATATCACCTATGTAGTTGTCACTGTAACGAGACCAACGGCTCCAGTGCCTGCTGATCCACGCGCATGTGGTGTGTTTACTTGTGTAATCTTAACATATCCACCGTGATTAAAGATAGCCCCGGTCTCTAATCCCGAATCATCTGTCTGGAGATTGGTAAATACGCTAAATGTGTTTCTGCCCTCGCCGGGGTTCTGTATCTGCTGCGCATACACTGAGAAAGAGCGAACAATCTCCGCAATGTACTGCTGGCTGTACTCCTTTGGAGCGTTGGGGAAGTATGGTACGGCATTGATACGGGACATTAGCGCCTACCATCACTTCGCACATCAATCCTTGGCGAACCAAGACGCCACCCAGTGCCAGTAGAGTCACTATCTACCTTGATGGCTATTGACCTACCGCGCAGGCGAATATGTGCATCTTGTGTAAACTGCTCCACAGGCACAGAAGCGGTCTTCTCTACAGCCTTTGAGTTGTCCTGCAAGTATGCACCACCGGGGAAGTTACGAGCCTTGACCGTAAAGTTTGCAATAGGTGTCTCGGCAGTAGAGTTGCGAAACGTAAGGTCTGGTATCAGCCTACGCACAAAGGAGAATTGATCCCCATCACCTATGTCAAACTGACTGGATTCTATGTACGCAACTATTGGCGATGCGGGGTTAGTGCTACCGTCATCGAAACCAACCTCATGATTGTACAAGTATCCATCTCTGCCAGCGGCTATAGGTGTCTCGTTTACACCGCGATCAACCCAAGCGGTGCGTGTCAGATTGCCATAATACCAAATGTTTTGCAGGTAATTGTACACAACATACCTGTCGTTGTTGTCTGAGTTGGCGGATGGGTAGTACCACCAAACCTCTGAGAAAGCAGAGTTAACCGCACCGAAACATTTCTCTGCCTGAGTAGAGTTAAAATCGGAAAACACATAGTCTTTTACGGCACAGGGCAGGGTCTGAACGCCACCGTTGTAGACGTAGAACTCATTCTTACCCATCCAGTAAACGGTATCGTCAACTGCAACCACAGATATAGGGCTACGGATCGTAATGTTTTCTGAGATCATGTTGATCCCAAAGGTAAATGGTGGGCCAATGTACTGCATCGCGTGGAGAGATACATCTGTGAAGACTAGAATCTGCTGTCTGGTTTCAACGGCTGTAACAATCTTAGAACCAGAGCCAAGACGCAAATCACCTGCAGTGTTAGTAGTTGACGGACGCCAATCTACCACGCTCTCTTGGTCTGAGAAGCGTATAAGAAGAGGGTCTTGTACACCAATGTTATTCAGAGGGTCGCAACCAAAGGCAATGACGTGCCTATCAACATCGGACACAATCACCTTCTTAGCTATTGTCGGGGCTAAATCGGCACCAGCCAAATCACTAATGGCAACGGCGGGGTTGGTTAAAGAGTTAACCGCAGAAGCGTCCCAATAGTATATGCCACCGTTCATATCGTTTATGAGGAGGTCTTCACCAAAGTTGTCGTGTGTCCATATACGCAGTGTATCGGTTATTAGATCAACTGTAGCAGCAGACCCCCATGACCCTCTAGCCCAAGCACCTGCACCCCAACCGTTGCCTGTCACAGAGGTGTCGAGACCTACGTTTATTTGATATGTGCCAACAATAGAGCTTCCGCCATTGCCTGTATCTGATGCGTTCGCCACAACAGGTGTAGGAGAATACTGCCCATCATTTGTAATGCTATCCAAAGAGCCTACTTCACGAGCTACGATCTTGTAGGTTGAGGAGTCAACAATCTCAAAAATCTGATACTCTTGATTGAGTACCGCAGCCGTTATATTTCCACCAAGGCTCACCGCACCACTGAATGTCACGAAGTCATTTACAACGGCACCGTGAGTTGGGTCGCTTACCGTCAGTGTTGAAGAGCCATTTGTAGCAGCAAAGGTTACATCCCCCGCAGCAGTCGTAAGGCGTATGGGGGTCACATCGTAGTAACCCTCTCCCGACTCAATGTAGTATTTAAGATGAGTACCGACACCCAAGAAGTCATCTAGGTTCAAGGTTCTCCAAGGCCACAATGCACGGCACGAACCCAAGAAAGACTTTACCCCTATCCTGCCCCAACCGCCAATCTTCTCTGGGAAGCCTTGACGAAACCGAACCTTATCACAATCGAACCAACCGCCTTCATTGCTGTAGGAAGTAGTCTCTTTGTTTATCCCCGGCTGGAACTGTAATTTTTGAAGGGGCATGGCGGTTCCTCAATTAGTTCAATCGAACTTATGCGTTCAGAGCGTCGAGGTCGTCCCAAACACGTTGAGCATGTGCCGCCGCATCAAAGGCAACCGTTGCGTCAGGGTCATCTGGGTCTGGGTCAGTCCAACTATTTGCTGTCGCCTCTGTTGCCAGATATGTCTGGAGATCGGCTTGAGTTGCAAATACCGTGATCGCATCAGATGTGTCAGCGCCATCTGCGGAAATGCCGATCATCATCCAGTCCTGCGGTGAGGCAGTGTTTGGATCAGCAACCGCGTACATTCCGCCAGTTGACTGAGGAACACCAAACGTCAACCACGTTGGGATAGTCCCATCCGCTTCAAGGCGGTACTTTACTACTTTATGAGCCATCAGTTTGGTCCTCTATTTGCGGGGTGTTGGTCAAAGACGTTCTGTCGAGTATATCAAAACCACGGCTATTTGCAAAGTCGCCGGGGCAGTGCGCCCATTTATCTGCACAAGCCGTAAGCCACTGCACCGTGTGGTGATGCTCTGGAGCTTTGCCCTCTTTGATAAGCTCGTTTTCCCAGTTGAGGTACGACATGACTTCTAGCTGCGCCTGCGCTGCATTGATGCCAAGGTCAAACAGGTAGATCATGTTGCCTTCGTCAATCACACCGTTGCGAGGTCGTGCTGAGTTGAGCGCCTGCTTCATGCAGGTCATGATGTGATACTTGATTTCCTCAAGCTCGTAATCTTCCTCGGTCAACTCGTCCTTGCCAATCTTCTTCATCAGGTTTTCGTACTGATTGGTGAAGAAGTTGAGCTTGCGAACAGCCGCTTCAACGTAACCCCGTGAGGATGCAGCTTGCGCTTGCTTCTCAGTGATCTTGATCTCCAACATCTCGCGCTCAAGATCGTCGGTCTCCTCAGACAGCTTGCGCTCCAGCTTCTTGAGCTTGACCTCTTCCTTTTTCATGCGGAAGTAGCCCTCTTGCAGAGCCGACTTGGTTTTCTCAATCTCAGCAAGGCTGTGCTTCACAGAGCGGATCGGCGTGATTGCCGTAACGTCCAGCGTCACGCTCATCATCTGAGAGTGCGACTTGTAGAAGTTGCTAGACGCCTGCGCAATTGCAGGGGCCTTCTCAGCAATGTTAGCCAGCATGGACTTGTACTCAGGCTTCGCAGATGGAAGCTGAATGTTGAGGTCTTGCGTGACCAGATGCGTCTCTTGCTGCGTATCTTTAGGCATTATTCGGGCTTCTCTGGAAGTTCGTGGGTATGAGGCCAGCCAGACACGCTTGGCAAGTTACGAAGTCCCTCACGGTATGTCGCCCACTCGGCTTTCTTTTCCGTGGTTAATGCAGTGTCGGATAGTTGTGTCCAATCACATTCAGCAAGAAGCGATGTTCTACTAGACCTTGCGCTTGCAGCGGCGTCTGCATCGACGCGAGCGCGATATGCTGTGGTTTGGGCTTCAACCGTTTGCACGTTGCCATCATCGTCAGTGTATTCGGTAAACACAGGGCCGACAGAATTAACTGTGTACCAAACCCCGTCTTCGCCCTGCGCAACACCAGACTCATAAGAGTATTCATACGGTGGTGTCGGGTTTGCAGGAGCGCCATTTAGAACAGGGTCAGCACCAAGCTGATCCAAACGCTCCTTACTTATGCCCGCCGTGAGAACTGGACGGACCTTCTTGTTGCGAGTGCGAAAAGTCGTCTCAGTGACCACTTCGCCTGTTTCTCTTATGCGAATTTTTGCCATTGTAGGCTCCTTTATGCGATTGCGTAGAAGATGTAGTCACCAGCAGTAAAGTTGCTAGTGATCGTGAAACCTGACGCAAGCGGGTCAATGTAATCTGTGTTTGTAACTTCTGCCGCTGTTGAGTTTAGCAGAAGATAAGGATCATTGCCTGACACAATACCACGCTCACTATCCCAGATATACCAATCGCCAGATGCGTCAGTGCGCTTCAGAAGCACAAACCTAGCGCCTGACGTAAAGCCACAGTCCACATTTGTTGTTCCCGAATGGCTTGCGCTCCCCACCTGCGATATACCGGGGAGGCTTGCGAAGAGGTAGGCTACGAAGGTTTGACTTACTTGGTTTACAGCGCCGCCAAAGCCTAATGTAATTTCAGATGCTGTTGGGCTGGTGTTATTAAACCAAGCTATGTTTGTGCTAACTGGCGCAGCATACGTTTCATTCAAATACATAGCTACAGCAGTGTTACCTACGGACTGCAAATAGACAGGCCAGTTATCAGCGCCGCTCCTTTTCTTGAAAAAGATCATCTCAGGTGCAACACCAAGGTTATGGCTTATAGTTCTATTTGCTCCCGTACCCGTGTAAGCCAAAACATCGAAGAAGCCACGCGCACGTTTCCAAGTATACGAGATAAGCGTAGTTAGTGTAGTGCCTACAGGCGTTACACCAAGCATATTATCCCAACTACTGTTGGAAGTTATTTCAGCAGCATTGCTAGATGTAACCAATGCTTTGTTGCCTTGGATCAAGCGGCTTGATGTAATGGCGTTTTGACTATTTCCGTTACGATAACCAAGCAGGTGCATATCTGCTGGCGCACCCAAGTATCCAACATATCCGCTTGTACCATAGAAGTTTGGCGCAAACACCTCAGTCGCACTCTCAGGCACTTTAGTGCCACGGCGAATGGCGATGTAGATTATGTTTGCACCGCTGGTGTCTGTCCAACCATTATTCTGCACTTTAAACCCTGTTGAGGTAGGCTCAACTATAGTAGATGCACCCTCTTGATTAGATAAGTTAGGACGTAGATATGCGTCAGCATTAGCTAAATCATTGTCAACAACCATTCCACGCATATTGTCTACAATAATCCAATCGTTTGAGTTTGTAGTGTCTTTAAATAAGAGCCACTGCGGTTCAAAGCCAAGGTCAACCGTAACTCCATCAGTAGAACCATTCCCAGTATAACTCCCACACTTGATAATATCAGCATCACCATCAGGGCCGAACCCACCGTCACCGTCGTTGTGGGCGAATAGGTAGGCTATGTAGGTTCCGCCAACAGCAGAATTTACATTACCATTATTACCCAGAGTAAATTCGGTGGATGTAGGTGCTGTGTCGTTCCAATAACCTGCGCTATCAGCTCTAGCAGAAGTATGGTTTAGCCAAAGATAGTAGTCTTCTGGAGCCGTACTGTCCACCCCCCTATGATACACAGACCATTCATAGTTTGAGTCTATACCTTTAATAATAATCATACCGGGAACACTACCAAGATTATGGCTAATAGTACGACCAGCAACACCATCCCCCGTATAAGTCACCACATCAAAGAACTTAGGGGCCTTCCGAAATGTCCAAGAGGCGTAGTCTAATGTGTTTTGGTTGTATTCATTTTGATAACCTACTTGAAAGCCATTTGAGTTAAAAGCATTAACACCTTGGTATGAAAACTCAGCCCAATTTGCATCCGAAACTAATGCTTTATTGACCCCTCTTTCTGTATCAAAAAAGCCATGTGACTGAGCATTAGTTCTGCCCTTAATCCAAACTAAACCGCCTTCGCCAGACAAGTCTATGCCGTTGGTAATCGTTTGGTTAGAAGCTGTCCCAGTATACAAATAAGTGCTGAACACATCTTCTACGTCAGGAGGGAAATTTCCCGCCACAGGCCAAAGACCAGCTTTTTGATAAGCAAGTTGCTCTTCTAAAGACCAGACGCCTTTCGCGGCGCTGTTAGAAAGATCGCCAGCAGGCGCTGTCGGGTTCTGCGTGATGATGTTTCCGAGGTAGCGTTTAGTCATTACTGAAGCCCTCCGTGATTATTCCCAGTACCCGCGCAGTAATATACCGTAGACTGGGTAAGA